TAGGGCGCTTCTTTATATAGAGATACGGTACCTCCAAAAGTACCTCCAAACCTTCAAAAATAAAATCTTTTTTGGTCACGTACCTGGCAGGCCGGCCGGTGTGTTTTTTTTATTTTTTTTTTAATTTCCGGAAATAGAACCGGCACTATAAAAGAATTTGAATTGATTTGATTTCCAAATTGTTGCAGCATGCCACGCCCTCAGGGAGGCTTTCGATTCCAGGGAAAGAAAATGCTATTGACTTACTCGCAGAGTGGACCATTGGACAAGGGTGCATTGCATGCATTCCTTGAGACTAAGCTTAAGCAGCCATTGAAAGTTAAGATTTGCCATGAGACACACGAGGATGGGAACATCCATACGCATTGTGCTGTACTGGCAGAGGGGAAGATGGACATTCAGAGTGCCAACTTCTTGGACTTTGAGGGTCATCACCCAAACATTAAGCCGCCTATGAATATTGAGCATTGGCGGAACCAAGTGAAATACATTGACAAGGAAGATCCTGATGTCTATGGTGAGATTGAAGTACCAAAGGACAAGGGTGAGCTGTTCAGTGAAGCCTGTGAGTTTGTGAAACAGTGCAAGTCGCGCAAGCAGATGTATGCGCCTGGCCCCTATCTGATGATTATTTCGAGCAAAGTGAATTTTTTCGAGAACTTCTGGAAGACACAGAAGAAGAAGAAGGTGACACAGAGTTCGTTTCAAATGACTTCATTCAACAAGGAGCCGATCACGGACTGGACCACGAGCTGGCTCGTTTGGGGGAAAGCTGGGAGTGGGAAAACCCAGTGGGCTCTTGCCCATTTCAAGAACCCTTTGCTTGTGAGCACTATTGACGATTTGCATGAGTACGACGAGGAGGAACACGACGGGATTGTGTTTGATGACATGAGCTTCAAGCATATGCCGGGACAAGCCATAATTCATCTCTTGGACATTGACTTGGAGCGTAGTATCCATTGCCGTTACATTAATGCAACGATCCCTGCCAAAACAAAGAAGATTTTCTGTCACAACAACCAAGATATTTTTGTACCTGAAAAGGAAACAAGTGAGGAGCAAATGAACGGGATCTCTCGCCGCTATCAGAGCGTGCAGATTGAGAACCTGTTGTATTAAACGTCCTTGTAGTAGAGCTTGCCTTCATAGGCGATTGTAGCGATAGTATCCGTTGTGAGAGTAGAGTATTGTTCGTAAGGAATAACCCACATAAGGATAGGATTGTTGACGATCTGACTTGAATTAGTCGAATCAAATATAATATCTCTAGACTTCTTGGATTTGACCCAGAGACGGAAAACCTTGGTGTATTCCTTGGGAGTAACAGAGCCAAAAACTGCTTCCTGTTGATTGCCAAAGCGATGTATCTTGTCATATAGGAACTTGATGCCGCGATCTGAGTCGGGATTCATAAGCATTTTATTTCCATTGCTTCCCAATTGTAGAGTTGTCTCGAATGGATCGACGTTACCAACGGTAGTGGCAGTTCCATTAATAGCCTTAGGAACACGAGCGATAATGACCCGAATCATAGTATTGGGTCTGTCTTGCTTATTAGCTAAATAAATCTTGAGTGCCATACCACGTGGAGTGATACGGTCTCCAATACGCTGAGAAGAACCGGTACCCTTGGGGATGTCGGCCCAAATATTAAACATGTTAGTCAAGCTACCCATCGCTGGGATCAGAGCCGTGCCTACGTTTCGACCAATGTTGTGGTTCAACTGAATATTCTCCTCCGCAAAATGATAGTATTTCGTCTCCGCCTTCCTCATCAGCACTTGTGTAACACGAGCTTTGAAACTCCGACGAGTCTTCCGAGTGGACTTCCCACGACGAATCATCCTCTTCCGCTTCAAGCGGTTGGGATACTTGCGATAATACTGAGAGAGAGGCATCCATATACTTGCAGTAGGCTAGTAGGTAATAGAAAGCTAGTACCTAGGAAGCGCCCTTAATATTATAGGGCGCTTCTTTATATAGAGATACGGTACCTCCAAAAGTACCTCCAAACCTTCAAAAATAAAATCTTTTTTGGTCACGTACCTGGCAGGCCGGCCGGTGTGTTTTTTTTATTTTTTTTTTAATTT